ATTTCTGTATAGTGGTTGATTGTCTGTTTCTGTTTTCTTATCGTTCTTAAATAAGTTTAACCAAGTTGCCATTTATAAACCTCCTTTGGTTGTTTGTTTGACTGGTTGTTTGTATTGAGGATTTGAAAATTCGCTATCCTCATCTTCACCGATAGCAGTCATAAATAACTTCATCAGTAAATATTTATAAGCATAGGATATTGCTTTACCTACACCTTTGTCTGAACTATCAACACCATAGCCAAAGTAATCACCTACTGTGATTTTGTCTGATGGATTTTCTACGTTGATAATTTCGGCATTCATTCTAACGGTTGTCAGATTGCCTTCTTTAGTATGTTCAAGAACTTTTGGTATGATTAATACTTTTTGTTCTTGTAGTTGGGTGCGAACTTTATCATTCACTTCATTCCACGAAGTTATTTTATAAGGAACGCCATTGGTTTTACCCTGCACAATATTCTCAATGTTATGAGTAATATTAAACAGCTTTTCTACTAAGTTCATATTTACCTCCTGTCTTAGCTTTCTGATAATATACTATGACCACGATTAGTCATACAAGTATTTACCAATCTTTTATAATCGTACTCCCACTTATCTGGCAACCAGAGTAAAGATGGACGTACATACCAGTTATAGACAACCTTACTTGCTTCCATAACGTCAGATGTATTTTCATCTGCGATTGCTCTGCAAGTTTGTAAATCGTCAGTATATCTATAACTCACTTCTTTACCTTTGTTTCCCCTGCTGTCCACTATCGGTGTGTAAGTGCAAGAAGTTGTTAAAAGAATAAGTAGTATAAGTATTTTTCCCATTAGTTTTTATTACCTCCTTTTGAATTAACGGAACTTGTAACCAACCATCTCTTTTGACTAAGATGTCAATGATGTGTTGTAATGGTTTTAGTTGTTGTTTCATTTTCTACCTCCTGTGCTTCGTATAGTTTTCCCAGTGCTGTACATACTGGACATTGTTGTACTGTATTTTCTATTGGGTCGTATAAGTAATCGTTCCCATTACAAATAGTACATACTTCTTTTTCTTTCATTATTTACTCCTGTTTTTCAATAATTCATTAACGCACAAATCTAACAAGTCTGGGTCAGATATTTTGTAATCGCCTTTTAGTTTTTTCAGCTTGTTCTTTGTATCGTCATAACAAGCAAGTGTCGTTAGTTTCCTATCATTACGTTTCGGAAAATTAACTTTGATTACGTTTTCTATGTTCATATTACCTCCTTTCCTCAAATATGATTTTAATAAAATATAATATAAATGCCACCATACCTAAGTGGACTATGATAGTAAGTAAATCGTTAAACATTTTGTACCTCCATAACTTTGTTAAACATTTCTTCGTATGAACTAGAATTTCTGCGACCAAAATTTTTAGCATAAATGTCAGCAATAATTCTTAAAGCATTTTCAGAAATAGAATTTTTCTGTAGCATAGTCACATACATATCTAATTGAAAACTGCTTTGTAAATAAGAACCATCACTATAATCGCCTTTTAAATATTTTCTAAGATGTGTTCTAAATCTACAAACAGTCCACCAACTTGTTCTACCTTGAACACTATTAAAAACATCTCTTAAGAATGTTTTTCTAATATTCTGCCAGATAGGATTAGAATACATTTCTTTAGCTGACTGTTTATCTTTCCAATTATTCCATTCCCATACAGTTGGGTGTTTATGTTCTTTAGGATATGAAACACCAGAACTGATGTTGTTAGTTCTTTTTAAAGGAACAGCATCATTACCTAACTTTACTGATTTAGTTTTTCTTTCAACTTTAGCGTCACCAATTTTACCTGTCACAATTAAAGTTGGGTCAGTGGTTAATAGAACACCATCATTAGCTTTAACAACAAAACTATTAGCTAATTTGATAGCAGTATTTTTATCAGTAGATAAATTCTTTAAATAATAATCATCATCACCCTCAATAAATCTAAGAGTGAAGTAAATAGAATTTTTACCGATAGAAATATAATATTGTTTAGACATTATTGTACCTCCTGTAAGGAACTGCCCTTAGGCAGTCCCCCTGTTTTGTAAGTATTGTTTGTGTTGTTTAGAATTTAATCTGCTTTCAATAAATTCTATTGTAGCAGGTGCGTAGTTATCGGCACACACAGGCATATTGAAGTACCAAAGTTTGTTATCTTTAATAAAAGATATTCTGCGACCATTAAAAATCATTCTATGTTCAGTTTCTTCTAAATAGATAATTCCCTTTTTTTCTAAAGAACCAAATACGCCTTTAAGTGTGTTAATTGACATATTGCAAATTTCTGCAACATATTTTGCTCTACCCCAAAAGATAGAATTTGAACCATCTGACAAAGCAAATGTTTTAATAAAAGTTTCTAAAAAAAGTTTTTCTAGTTTTGTTAAAGTCACTTGAACCTCCTGTTTTTTGTTCATAATTATTTATAGCATTTTTTTTATAACTTTTGCAATAGCTAATTTATATTTTTTTTATAATTATTTCTGCATTGTTTTTTGGGGATTTTGAACTAATATTTGCTTACTCTATCTTTCTAGTTTTTTGATAGGGTATTCCTCCTGTACTTTGGGTGTTTGTTTCGGCAGACACCCTTTTTTTATGTCTAATGAGTATATTATCGGATATTTGCTAAATACCCCCTCAAAACGCCTTAAAACGGAAAATTTAGCTATTTTTGATGTCTATGATTGCACCTTTAACAATGATGTGACAGCTACCCATATCAACAATACGTCCTTTAGTGTCAAACATCACCATACTGGCTATTTTTATTGAAATTTCATCTTCTTCTATAAAATACCCCTTTGCTGAACCTATAGGGGTGGGAACTTTGCTTATATATTGTTTGTCGTGCCAAATAGGTGTTTCTGACATATGGTCATAAAATCTAATCGTTAGTTCATCACCTAATTTGTACTTCATTTCTATTTCATATTTATTATAATTTTCTTAATTAACATATGGAGGACCATATATGATTTAATCATAATTTTGTGTATATATTCAAAGGCAAGATTATTTCGGTAGTCTTGCCTTTTTTATTTTTAATCTAATAGTTTTACTTTTAGGCATCGCTGTTCGCTTCTTACCTTTTTTACTTCCTACAATCTTCTTTGTATAAAGTTCCGATATACTACTAGATGTTGTAATCATTAGTGCATTAATGAATGACCAAACCAGACAACCAAAACAATGATTGCTAGTTTCCAAAGATTACCCCAAGTCCAATACGGGTCAAGTTCATCTAATACCCAATTAACTTTGTCCATTAACCATTCTTTCATTTTGTGACTCCCTTCACTTTCTCAAAACTTCTAATTCCTGCCATACCAAGTAAAGCAAGAACCAAAGGCATTAAGGCGTCTAAATCTAAACTAGGTAGTGGTGCAGTTTCAATAGAAAAAAGTGCTAAAAAAAATAATGTAAATTGTTTAGCGACATATTCCCAAAAGATTGCAAAGGCACAACTAATACCAATTAATGGTCGCCAACTTCTTTGTAGTATTCCAGATATGTCAGTCGCTGTTGATTTAGCATCAGCAATATTAACGTCTATCTGTTTTGAATTAATTTCATTTTCTAATTCTTTAAGGCGTATTTTTATTTTACCTTTTTCTTCTTCAGAAACGTGTAACTCATCTATTATCTTACCGACAGTTCCAACTAAACCACCGCTTAATATTTTATCTAACATTAACCATTCTCATTTGTTTCGCTAATCGTTTACTTCTATTAGGTAGTTGTTTTGCCCAAAGACTATCTAACATTTCAAAACTTGCTTTGACAAAATCTTTATCTCTTAATGCTTGTTGAAAATTTTGGAATGCCATCAGCTTTGGTAATCCTAAGTTGAATGCCATATCAATAACTACGTGGAATGCTTCTTCTGGAATACTATCAGCATCAATAAATTTTCTTGCATCATCTATTGCTTGATTTAAGTCAGTCGTAAATATTTGGTCAACTTCAATATCAGTTAATTCTTTATCCAATAAATATTCTTCATCTGGTAGTTTAATTAAATGACCAACGCCAATCGTCCAATTATTTAATGTATCTTTATAGGCGGTCTTTCTGACACCTTCATTAGCGATAACTTGTTTCTTTAATCGTTCTATATTCATTTCTTTTTCTTTTTAACCTTTGGTAGTAATTCTGTCAAAACCTTACTTAAGTCTTGCTGTAAAGAATTAACGTGACCGATGTGCATATCAATACTATTGCGGTCTGTCACTTCTGCTAGTTCTTCGTTAGTCATTGTTAGTCGTATTTGGTTGCCCACTTTTATTATTCTCATTCGTCCTCCTTAGTCTAATACTTCATTTAAAATTTTTGTTATCATATTGTCATCTTCATAATTAATCAATTCACACATTTTATTTTCATAAACATAAAGAAAACAAACACCTAATCTTTTTTGTTCTTCAGATAATACTCTGCGAATGGTTGAACCTTTTTTCTGTCCACTCATTCTTAAACTAGCTGTTTTTACATCAATTAATAAAACTTCACCTGTTTCTGGATTAATAGCAACTAGGTCAACTGCGGATTGAACTGATTTTTTGGTATAAACAAAATATCCTGCTTTGGTTAAATAGTATTCAGCAATCAATTCAGACGCTACGCCTTTTTGCTGTTTCTCGTCCATTATCTAATAAGTGGTGGGAGTAACATCAAGACAAGTAAGAAAATATTTACGAATATTCTGTTCATCTAAGATTGACTTTAATTGTATTCCTTGAAATTTGCAATCCTCTACAGATTGATGTTTTTCGTTTATTGATACACATTCACCATCAAGGCAAAACCACCCTAATAGGAATATGACCTTTAAAGTCACTTAATAACACCTAATAATTTAGTGAAACCTACAAGTATTGCAGTCACAGTTCCAATAACTACTAGAACTTTTAAACCACCTTTGGCGTATTTAATTGATGTATCTAAATCTTCTATTTTTCTATTAGCGTTATTTAGACCTTCTGTAAGGTGGTCAATTTTTTCTTCCATGACTGTTAGCTTGGTGATTAATACCTCTACCTTTTCACCAATCTCTAACTTCGTCATATTAGCCATTATGCACCTAACTCGCCTAGTTTGACTTCTTTTTGTTTATCAAATGCTTCAATCAATTCCTTATCCTTCTTAATCTTCTCTTGATACTCAGCTAATTCTTTTTGTGTTTTAATCACATCTTCAAAGGTCATAGTCATCATTTGTTTTCTGATTTCAGCATTTCTTTCGTGTGCTATTTCTAATCTATCTAATAAGAACTGATTATGTGTTCTAATTTCTCTTAATTCTTTTTTTGCTTCTTTAAGTTGTTTTTCTAATTCTTTTTGTGTAGCCATAATGCCTCCTTATTTACAATCTGTTTTACCTGCGTTATGAGGTAAATCACAACTTTCTGGTTGTATCATACCTAAGAAAAATTCTATCTGAACTAACTTATTTTCCAAGTGCAAAATACTCGCCTTAACATCATACAAGTTAGATATGTCCTCTACCTTCTTTTCTAGTTTGCTCATCTTTTCCATGTGTAATTGTTGGTCTGACCAGATTTTACCTGCTACAAAGACATTACCAATTAAGGCACTTAATAGACCTAGAACTATTCCGATTGTTTTAAGATTTAAATCTACTTGCATATTTTACCCCTAAGAATATTAACACTGCACCTAATCCTGTGGCAAGTGCTTCCGTTGTTGCACCCCCAAAATGAGTAGGGTGGGTTAATAAATCTGCTGATGTTGTACAAGTAAAAATGACAAATGATAAGATAATTTTATTGTCATAATGTTTTTTCAATAAGGGAATAAAAGATAAAACCATAGCAAGAAATCCTGTGAGTATTCCTGTCTTTAATGCAATCAATATATGTTTGGGAGTTAGTCCTAGAATGTTTCCTTGCACCATTAATATCGCACAAGGGATAGATGCCTCATATACTCTCTTATAGAATATATGAAGTTTATCCATTAGGGTTTAGTGGGAAAGACTACTGCTTCTATTTCATCAACAGTAGTTAAATCATTCGTAATATCTCTTAGTGCTTGTCTATATGTTTTCCAAGCAGTTGGGATTGTTGTACCTGTTTCTTTTGCTTTAGTGACTATCCAATCAGTTTCATTAAGTAGTTCATCTCTTTTTTTTCTTAAAGATGACATAGCTATATCAAGTTCTACAGTTGGGAATTGTGCTTGAATATCTGCTTTACTTATTGGTGTTGTGTTATCGTGCCATTGAATTTCACAAGTATTAATATCATCACCATCCACAGATACTTTTGCGTTAGGATTTATTTTAAGTATTGCTTCTATTATCATTATCCTTGTATCTCCATAGCTATTACTGTTGCAAATTGACCACCTGTAGGCACATGAACAGTAGATGAACTTTTAGCATATAAAGTATAAGTCACTGCACTAGTTGTGTTAGGGGTATCATAAGCGGATAATGATGTTGCATAATATTGGTCATTTGTAGCAAGTCTTAAAAAATGATTCAAACTTGAATTATGTAAATTTACTGTATCATCTCTAAAAATAGCTAGATTAAAATTAGTACCACCATTACCCTGATAAACACCAGTATCATAATGCACATATATTTTACTACTTGTAGAACTTGGGGTTATGACAACATCAAATCCTGTATCAACAAGACTACCTGCATTTGTACTAAACACAGTTGATTTAGTATTAGAAACTACTTGTAATAGTTTTCCACCACCTGCACCACTCACTGTACCTGTAAAGGTGTAGTCATCTGATAAATCCATTGATTCTGATTTAATTCTAATTAATGCCATATTTACCTCTTAGGATATTTATCCTTAATTGATTGTATTCTAGTTTGTTCTGCTTCTAAACCATTTTCAATAATATTTTCCATTTGGCTTTCAGCAGTTCCGTATTCTGCTTTGCGTTTTGCAATTTGACCTAAATTAAATTCATAATCATCTGCTTGTGTTTCTAATGCGTCTAGTTGTGCTTGTGTAGGTTGAGCAGTATCTAAATTCCATTCTTTAATATACGCACCTTGTCCGTCATCTTGTAAGATTACATCATTAAAGAAATCTACTTCACTTCCTACATATTGTCTAATTTTTGAATATAATTGTGCCATTATTCTATTATTTTATACCCCCCAAAAATACAACTACCATTTGCATCACCTAATAATGCTGGTGTACCACTACTATTTTCACCTAGTCCATATATTTCTACATAATCTGTAGAACCATTTAATTCCACTATAGCACTAGCTGATACACAAAACATGTTTATTGTAGTATTGGGATAATCATTAGACTGAGCCAAAAATATTGCTGAGCCATTTTTTCTAATTTGTATATGTCCTGCATGACCTACATTTGCACCACATTGAATAGTAAGGGTACTATAAACAAAATATTTACCAGAGGTTGTTGGTGTAAATCTACTAGATGCAAAACAACTGTCAGTGTCTAAATTCTCTGTGCCAAAAGTCACTTTAGTATAAGTGTTATTAGACATACTTTGACTTGTATTATTTTTGCCTTCAAAAGCAGGTGTATTAGCACCACCAACACCTGTTAAGAAATTTGCTCTAGTCATTTTTCTTAGAGCAGTCGCACTATCATCATAAATTAATAAACTGTCACTATCGTTAGCTGATGTTTCAGCAGTTTGTCCTGTAATAGATGTAGTTGCTAATTTAGATGCTGAGATAGTTCCGTCACTAGGTGTTCCAATATCTAAAGTATTTCCTAATGCCATGATAAAATCTATGGTGTCAGATGCACTTAAAGAAGATGCAAAAGTTATCGTTGAGCCAGATACTGTGAAAGAATCAGTAGGTGCTTGGATAACACCATTAACAGATACGATTAAATGATTAGCACTTTCTGGAACAAAGTTTCCAGAATTTAATTGCATTGTGTAAGATGCACTGCCGTCTGTGGTAATTGCATCTAGCTTGTGATAGCCACCTATTTGTGGAGTTGCTCCGATATAACTAGCCATTATAAACTATCCATTTCTGTTTTTAGAAGTGTCCAAGTAATTTCTGAATGTGGGCAAACATTGGTACTTATCATATTACCATTTTCATCTTCACCTGTTTTCCATTGAATATTATTAAAATCATTTTCTGTTAATATTTCTCCACTAAAAGTACATTCTGTATTTGGTCTTAATATATTAAGTGCTTTAAAAAATTTCATTATATTATTCATTATCCTGCAATCTCCATTAATGTAGCTGATGAATCGCCATTATCCGAAGGTAATGAAATTACCATTCCAGAAACTTTAATAGCTATATGTATTCTGTACTCCACAGATGAGGTTGTTGCAGGACTATCTAAGTATTCAGTTTGATGTGTACCAAATAGATAACCAGAATGATTCATTCCAATTCTAGGTATTCCATCATCTTCCATTATATTATCAGATGTTGCACCTATTGTTCTTACTAATTTTATTTTACCTGCAATATCGTTTCCTTGACTATTGCCATCCATATAAAATTTACCATTAAATTTAACAAAAATTTTACTAGAAGTAGATGAGGGTGTTAAAGACAAAGCGTAATTTGTACTAGCATAAGATGTAGAATTATTGGTTTGATTTAATTCAAATTTAGATGACACTACTTGTAAAACTTTTCCACCAACACCTGTGTCTAAACTTAATGCTTGTATTTTAGATAATGCCATTAGATACCAAATGCCTCCTTAATTTCATCTACTGTTAATCCTAAGTCTTGGAGTTTTTGTTTAGCAGATGTTTTTTTATTTGTACTGTCTGTGATTGCATCACATTTTTGAAAGTTTCCTGCTACTGGTTGCTTGCCTATATAACTCATTTTATGAACTATCTCCCAATCTAATAAAAAAGAAAGCACTGAAATTTTCGTTTGTATTACCATTAATATTTGTTCCAGAGCCAAAACTATCTGTAGTAAATTTCATTCTAAAAGTAGATGCGTTAGTCACATTAACATAACTACTTTGTGAATTTGTATTAAAAGAAGTATTAGGACCTTCATAGCCAAAAATTGCTCTAAATACATTATCATAATTTGAGCCACTATCTGTAGATACTTGACCTATAACTGCTGAAAATAAGTCAGGACTATTTGTTTGAAAAGTACAATTTGCAGTGACCATATATAAACCTGTAGTTGGAAAAGTAAAAACACCACTTGATTCTGTCATTCCTGTTCCTATTTTTGAAAATGTTGCATCATCAATTCTTTCAAATCCAGTCACTGTTGCACTATTAGTTGAAAAATCAGCTGTTAATCTAAATCCGTCTGCTTCGGTAATACCTGCTGATATTGTTCCACTAGCACCTAGAGATATAGATGTTCCATTAACACTTAATGAAGAATTAACTAACATATCATTTGAAACACTATTAGTTGCAGGGGAAATACTGCCAATTGCTTTGCCTTGATAAATACAATACATAGTATCTGATGAAGTTATTGCTGAAGCTAGTGTTAATGTGTTGCCACTTACAGTGTAGGCTTCAATCGGCTCTTGTCTTACATTATTTAAAAAAAGTTCAATTTCGTTAGCTGAACTAACTGTTTTATCTAGTGAATATGTATCGGTGGCGCTCGTAGTAAAAGTTTGCTTGTCAAGTGTAAGAAACTTGTTTGCAGGTGCTTGTCCGATATACCCTGCCATGTTTTAGCTTACATCCGTTAATAGTTGTAAATGAATATCACAGTTTCCAGATGCGTCATCTGTTTGTGCTTGAATTTTATCTGATGTTTGTAAAACAATCTTTGGTAATTCAAGAGATGAGCCACTTGGTAAAGATACATCTTTAAAGATATACTTACTTGCAGTTGCTGAACTATCGTATTTTTGAATAGTGATATTCATAGCACTTGTACCTGTGTTTGCGAATGTTCCTGCAATAACTAAAGATTTGTTTGTTGCAGTATAGACATCTGTTAATGTTGCGTCTGTCAATGAAATTTGAGCATCATTAAAATTATTAGCCATGTTTTAACTCCCTAATGCTACTGCAAATGGAATACTGTTTGGGTCACTCTCTGTGACTGAAATCCCACTTGGTAGTGTTATTGCGTTTGTTGAAGTGTTGATAGAGAATAATTCTAAACTATCAGCACCATCATATATCTTTACACTTAGCGTATCAGTGACACTGTTGTCAATCCAAATTGTACCTGCTACTGCTGAAGTAGGTGCAGTGCTTCCAATATGCTGAGAATTAAGTGCGTTTAATGTATCGTTTAGATTACTTCTAAAAGTACCGAATGCTACGTTATCTATTGTAATTTGAGAAACTTGCGACATTACCTTTTTTCTATCCTATATTTATGCAGATTTCAACCCATATCCATTCGCTTGGTAATCAAATATTTTTGAAATAGCGACATCGCTAGAATTGTAGAAAGTTAAATCAAATCCGTCTGTTGATTTATTGGTCACTACAAAATAATCACCACTAGACATATCTTGACCTGTCACATTAACATTTGGATTTGCATAGAACGGATTAGCAAAAGTCACATTATAAGTTCCTGCTCCACTAGAAATATCATCACCTGTTTCTTGTCTATTCTGTAAGTTTAAAGATACTGTTAATCCTTTAACCAATGCTCTGGATTGATTGTTTAATGAGATTAATCTTGCTCTAAATTTAAAATATTTGCCTTTAAACGTTCCTTGTTGTGCAACACTTGTAAATGTAGATATATCGCCAAGACTTGTTTCACTAGCACCAATCTGGATATTTGTACCTGCATTAGTAGGTAGGTTTCCGTCAAATGGTGCTTTGGCATTTTCAAATAAATCTTCATTTCTACCGAAATCAAATAAATCATATGGGTCGTCAGATACCATATCTAATTGAATTTTAAATGTAGCATCATAAATAAAAGGTAAAGTAAATGTGGAATTAAAATCATAAAATCCACTACCAATAATATTCTTATCAATGCCCCCTGTTTCAAATACATAATTAGCATCTACGTCAGCAAAATTACCTATTCCGTCATCAAACTTACTTATAGTGTCTAAAGTAATAACATTATCCCCCGCAATAGTTCCTGTTTCTGTTCTTTTAAATGTATTTGTAAATGTTCCTGCAAAATTAGGGTGTTCTGTAATTGTATCTAATAGCTGATAACCTTGTGCAGTGACATTACTAGATACAATTAATGCAGGTTCTAAACTTTCATTTCCTAATTTATCAATCGCTTTAATACCCAAAGTAAATGGTGGGTCTATTTTATTTAAGATAACACTATTCGCACTTCTTCTAGGCACACGAACTAAATCAGTAGAATTAAACCAAGAATAACCACTTGATACTTTTTGATAACGTATCTCATAACTTTCAACATCAAGGTCAGCAACAGGCAACCAAGATAGTTGCATTTGGTCACTTCCTATTAATGAAATGGCAAATTCATCTACATTGGCAGGTGGTAATGTTGCACCGATAACTTTATGCGTTCCTGTCACATAAGTAGATTTAACACCAATACTGTTGATTGCTCTTGCTCTTACTTCATAAGTAGCACCATCAATGGCATTCAATAATTGATATTCTAACGCCTTACCTTGAGATACTAATCTATAATTATCTACAACAGCATTTCCGTCTTTATCTAAAGTCTGTTTGACTTCAATTTCAAAATCATCAGCAAAAGCATCTGGTGAATCACCAACAGTAATTAATAATCTAGTTATGACAGTACCGTCATTGTATTCCACTAAATCGTCACTTAATGTAATTGATGCAGGTGGTTGAACTGTGAATGGGTCTGGGAATGAAGTATCTGGTATGACTGCTACTTCTGTCTTTTCATCAAATGTGTAAAATGCGTCTTGGTGTTCTATTAATGATAAGGCAACTTCAAATGAAGGATTAATTGCCATTCCTACTATTCTAAATGGTTTTGAACTAAATCCTGTAATAGATGAAGTGACAGCAACAATATCACCAATAGCTAAATTCATAGCTTCATAATTTGCAGTTAATTCTAATCCTAAATTATTTCTGCTTCTTTTAAGGACTATCTCGCCAAATTCTAATGCTTGATAAGGATTAGTAATAGTCGGTAAATCAATAACACCTTCTTGTAAGAAACCACCATCTTCTGTCTTTAATGTGGAATGGTCAGTATCATAGACGATTGTATCAGATTGATAATTCTTATCTGGATTAATAAAGTTTACTTGAACACGATTATATTTTTCATTCTTACGTTCACTTGAAACTTTGATGCCACCTATGATATTATCTTCGTTTAGTGTCAATACACTAGAACCAGTAGTTTCAATAATTAATTTATATTTACCTTGAGCATAAGGTAAAAATCCTCGCATTCCTTTAAGAAGTGTTCTGGTGTTATCAATTAACTTTTGTCCTGTATCAATAATTGCATTACAGTCAAATAAATTAATATCACTACCACCAGAATAAGGTGTCACTTGTGTTTCAGCTATGGTTGATGCTGTGTAAAAACTAGGAATGTCAATATCAGCAATATCAATTCCTTTTCCGTATCTTGTATTAGTTAGATAATCTAATAAGCACCAAGCAGGATTAGTCGTAAAGACATCTGTTGTTTCTACACTAGAAGCATCATAAGTAGATATTTTTCTACCTTGAACTAATGCTTGAATTTTAGGAATACCAATATATTTGTCAGCGTCCCAAGTTAAACGGAAAGCAATATAAGATAGTCCTGCAAATGTTCTTGTCTTACTAGACCAACTAGAAAGATTATTTAATAATGTTGATTGCGATTGTGCATCAGTTCCATAAAAAGTCTGAATTTGGATAGTGTCGCCAAATCTACTATCATTGGAGGTGACAGTGCCACCATCACTAAAAGAACCACTAAAAGTAATTTCTTTATCTTCAACATAAATTTTTGTAATGCCATTTATTTCCCCCTCACATAATACTAATGCACCATAAAGATATTGATTGTCTGTTCCACTTGTTTCTAAAAATACTCTTGTTCCACCAATTAATCTTGTTCCATAAATAACAGGAATATTTGCATTGTTAGATTGTTTATTAACAAGAACGCCTTGTGCATCAGCATCTTGTGTAAAATCTGGCAATTCTGGTTTGGGTGCTAACCAAGATACTGTCTTAGATATTGCAAATCCTGTAACGACACTTTTAAGTATAAAAAGTCCTGCTTGAATCCAAAATCCCATTATTTTCTACCCCATAAAATATCTTGTACAGTCAATGCAGAAAATTCCATAGCATTGTCGCTAGGGAAAGATACTTGCTGACTGCCTTGATTTGTTTTTCTTCCAGACACTCTACTAAAATCTGCAAAGTGTGAAGTACAACTTAAAACTAATTTACCTGTATCTGTATCAATAGTAAAATTTTCAATAAATCCTTTATCATAATTGAACGTATCTATTAAGGCATCATTACTATCTAGTAATCCAATATCAATCGTCACTTCATCATTACTGACAACATTGTTTAAAACAATAGAAACAAACGAACTATCAACTGCTGATAATTCTATTTGAAAACTTGATATATCTAATTCTGATTTTTCTGCTTTTCCACCAATAGATAATAAATGCGAACTAGCTGAATAGGTGTTTGAATTATGAGTAACGTCTTTAAAGTGATTGGTTAATCTTTGTGGAGTAGGGAATAGTATCTCTACTAAGACGATTGGTTTGATTGTCTGATTAAGTATCTCAGACTGTAAATCACTAGAAAATCCTCTAGTCATTACAACGCCTCAATAAAATCTACTTCAAATCTGTATAAGTCTAAATCCCCTGTATTAAATTCTTGAATATCTGATGTTAATCTAACTGTAAATTCTACTCCGTCATAAGTGACACTTTCCGTATCTGTTAATGCACTTCGCAGTGGTGGTTCAATCGTGATTGTGGCATCTGTTGAACTATCACCTGTTGAATCTTCAACAACCATATACACCTTTGAATGTCCGCCAAACTTAACAAAATCCCCTGCTTTAATTGTGTTGGATATTCCTGTTATATCAATCGTAGTATCACCTGCTGAATGGCTACCACTAACAGTCACTGTTCCAGACACATCACCTTTGGCGTTCTTTAAATCTGGTAGTGCAATTTGGAATGTTTCTTTTTGACTTCTTTGTTTCATAATAAAAGCATAAACAGGAGCAAATTCACTTCTGTTCATTGGTGGATATGATGCTGAAAATTTAAATCTTTGTCCATCTACTTGAACTGCAAACATCTTTCCACTATCAGTAGTAGATGTAATTGTTTTTTGTTCTGAACCAAATCCTATTGATGCAAATTCTGGTGATGTTGGATATGTACCTGCCATTAGACTAACGCCTCTTTTCCTTGTCTGTTAAGTGCATCATTTATTACGTTAATGATTGTACTACGTCTATTAGTTAATAATTCATCAACACCTCTTGCGTCAACTGTATTAATAGTAAAATTAATATTTGTTGTTCCACCCATCATTTTTTCATTAGGTACAACAGTTCCAGATGATTTGGGAATAAATAACTCTGGTCCACGTTCACCAATTATACTTGGTCTATTAACAGGCGGTGTTCCACCATCAGCAAAACCAAATAATTTAGGAATACTAGCGACAAAACCACCCCCACCTGCAACAGCAGAACCAAATCCTAATGCTCTTTGTAAAGTGACTGCTAATTTTTGTCTGATAATAATTCTTAATAAGTCAGCTAATAAACTTCTAGCAAAGTCTTTAAAGTTTGCTTTACCTGTCATTATGGCATCAGTTAAACTATCAGCAAATCCGTCAAATGCTTTTTTACCTAACTTTTCAAAATCATCTGTAATTTTAATTGCTTCACCCATAGCAGTTTTAAATCCGCCTTTAAATCCTTCAACCGCCTCAGATAAGCCATCAATATTTTTTTTAACGTCTTTAACACCTTCACCAATTTCATCAGTTCCATCAACAGTTACTGGAATTATGATATTTGGTGCATCATTGTTAATATCATCAATTTGCTGTGATAATTTTGTTCTGATATCTAATAGTTCTTGAAATACTTTGTCAGCACTTCCTTCTGCTATTAATCCTATTTCTTCAAAAAGTTTGGTAGCATAGTATCTACCAGTGGTCATAAAGTTTTCAATTTGTAATTGATACTTTTCAATTAAACTTCTAGCACCAGAAACAACACCCAATGCCATAATTCCTTTTTTACCTAATAATAAACCAACAATAACACCATAGTTTTGTATCTCTGGTGGTAATAATAAAAATCCATCAATAATACTATTGAATGACTTTGCAATAGTTCCTAATGGTTTTTTTAAATCTTCAGCAACTTCTTTTCCTCGTTGAAATGCTTTAACTAAATTAGTTCCAACAGCTTCACCAAATTCTCTAATAGATTCTGCGTTATCTTCAACTACTTTTTTTAAATCACCTAATTCTCTTTTAAGAGCAGGGAAAAATCCAGATGCGACAGCTACTTGAAATGTAAAAAATGCGTCTTTTAAGTTTGATATAGTACCAAAAGTTGTTGCTGATAATTCTTTTGTTAATTCACCATATTGACCACCAGTGCCAAATGCTTTGGCTAATCCCTTAATACTTTCATCAACAGATACTTTGACACCTGCTTCAAATCCTGCCATAGCAGTAACTGCTCTATCTCTGAATAAATCTGCTGAACCAATACCTGCACTAAATGATTTTTGAATATTTAATGACGCTTGGGCAAAATCACCACCTAATTGAACTGCTGTATTACCTGTAATCTTTAATAATTCATCAAAAGAAATTCCCATTTCCTCTGCTTTGTCAGCAACAGTAGCTAATGCAGTTACACCCTGTTGAATGTTTCTTAATTCAAAAGGTGTTTCTGATGCGAACTTTGTGACTTGTTGAAGTGCCTTTGCACCTGCTTCAGCAGAACCAAATAATGCTTTTAATTGAATACCTAGATTTTCAACTTCTATACCTGCATCTAAAAAACCTTTTAATACAGTAGCACCACCAATACCAATTAACGCATTTCTAAGATTAAATACGTTTCTTTGCATACTAGACAACCCACGATTGACTGAATTAAATGCTCTAAGTGTTTTGTCTTTAGCAAGAATATCAATTTGAAGTTGTTTAATAGACATTATCTTCTTTTACCTTGTAGTTTCTGTTTATTCAATTCTTTTTGTTGTTCATCAGCTTTGTGACTGAAATAAGCAACCCATAGATTAAATTCTTCTACTGGCATTTGCAATATTTCGCCAATAGTTTTATGTAATGTTTCTGCTAAGAAAAAGTGAAAATTTAAGTCTTGGTCAGAATTTATTTTTTTTTTAAATCGTCTAAACTTGATTGAGTACCAAGTATTTGACTTGCGACCCTACCAATAATATCTGGGTCAACAAACTTCTTCATCTTAACTTTACTTTCAAGGTCAAACATTTTTTCACCATCTTTGGTTTCTGCTTTCTTGACAATTACGTCAATCAATACAGTCAAATCATTATCGTTTGAACCTTTGAAAATTTCAGATTTTTCTAGTAGCGTAAAAGGTTTGACATAAATGGCATCTTCGCCTGTCAATCCCCACTCCTCAACTTCTATAATTTTTATTTCTTGATGCTTAAAATGATTAATAGCACCTTCAAGAAAATCCTTTTTAGGCATTTAAATTATACAGTTGTAGTGCTTACGCCACCAGAGAATTGTACGTTTATAGTTCTTGAAATAACACCATCAAGTGTCACAGCTTGAGATACACCAGTTACAATTGCTGTTCCTGTGTAATATGTATCGCCACTATCTGCACCTTCTGGATATAAGTTTAAAGTTACTTCAGCACCAACAGTTAATGCACCTTGACCTGTGGCATCTGTTTCGTCCCAATGACATTCAACAGTACCAGTAGCATCACTTCTTAATGCTTTATAGGTTTTAGATGTATCTGTTAGGCTTGTATCTTCAACTGTGTCATTAGTTTCATCAACAGTAAATCCAGTTACTTCTGCAACTGCGTTAGCACCTACTTTGACTACTCCACTTGTTCCGACGTGTGTTGCCATTCTTCATACTCCTTTTGTTCGGTTTGTTCTTCTACTATTACCTCTTTTTTCTTTGATGTTCTAGTAGATTTTTTGTCTATTGAAAGTTTATATCCTTTCGCCAGAAACTTGTCTAGTTCATTATCCCAAATAGATATACTTCCTAGTCCATTTGGCATAAATAGTGTTACTCGTTTAGCCATTATGAAGTCCCTCTAATAAATTCATAAAATACCCTTACCACAATTCTAATACCACCCAAAGGATATAATGTACCTTCATCTGATGACACTTCTATAATTTTTGTTTCTTTAGCGTTTCCACCTCTAGTTCTATCTGTGTCTAAAGTTTCTTCTACTACTTCAATAAACTGATTACGTTTAGTATCTAAATTTGTTTCTGTTCCTTTAACATAACCAACAATTACATAATCTATTGTGCCACTTCTTTTACCTGCTGAATAATCACCTAGAGCAAAATCTTCTCTAGTTTCATCACCTGTTGCTATATACAAAGCAGGAAATTGTGGGTCAGCTAATTCTTCTGGATTAAATGGTTCTCTAGTAATCTTTTTAAATTCAATAGGTGAACTAACAGCGTCTAATGTACTGATAATATTACTAGCTATATTTTCTCTAATACTCATAATTTAATTCCCTTTATAACATCTTCAAATATCTTTTGTATATTAACTTCTTCCTTTTTAGAAATACTAAAAAATTGCCTTC